CAAGGGCGTGGTCCTGGGATGGCTTTTATACCATACTGCTCTCTACCTGAGTTAGAAGCATGTATGGAGGTCTGGGGATTTATGGAGATGATTCATAGTCGTTCCTACACCTATATCATTAAGAACGTCTATTCAGACCCTTCAGAGGTGTTTGATAAGATTGTATCTGATGAGCGTATTCTGGAGCGTGCTAGCAGCGTTACAGGTGCCTATGATGACTTTATTAACAGTGCCCAAACTTGGGGTAATGGTAATATGTGGCAGAGTGGTTTTAGAGATTCACCTACGTCTAAATGGGAAATCAAAGATGTCAAAAGAAAACTCTACAGAGCAATTGCAAACGTTAACGTTCTTGAAGGTATTAGGTTCTACGTTAGTTTTGCTTGTTCTTTCGCCTTTGGCGAACTTAAGCTCATGGAAGGATCAGCAAAGATCATCTCTTTAATTGCTAGAGATGAGAACCAGCACCTTGCAATTACTCAGAATATTCTGAATAAATGGCGTGATGGTGATGATCCTGAGATGAAAGAGATTATGAAGGAAGAGGAGGAATGGACCTATAAGATGTATGACAATGCTGTTAATGAAGAGAAGCGTTGGGCAGACTATCTGTTTAAGGATGGGTCTATGATTGGTCTGAATGATAAACTTCTTCAGCAGTATGTTGAGTGGATTGCTAATCGCAGACTGAAAGCAGTCGGTCTGAAACCGCAATATGATATTGCAGCAAGCAATAATCCACTGCCCTGGACGCAGCACTGGATTTCTTCTAAGGGTCTCCAAGTGGCACCACAGGAGACCGAAGTTGAGAGTTATGTTGTCGGCGGCATCAAGCAAGATGTTAGCAAAGACACATTTAGTGGTTTCCAACTCTAAGAAAACTTGCTTAAATAGGAGGTAATTATACCTCCTTTTTTATGCCACGTAATAATATTTCTGTTGTAGAAATTAAAACCCGGATAGAAAAAATCAAAAATGAACTTTACTGGGAAGAACATAAGTATGGTTCAGAAGCGCGTGGACTAGCACATAAATATTTGAACATGGTGCTAGATGTAATTGATGAGTATAGATTATGAAAACCCATGGATATATTTGGAGAGACCTTTTACTGGGAGCGATGTTGGGGACAACTTTGGTTTTGTTTATCTCATTACCAATAAGTCAAACCAACGACGCTACATTGGGAGAAAGTATTTTTGGTCTTTCCGAACACCTAAAGGAAAGAAACGAAAAGTAAAACAGGAATCTGATTGGAGGAAATATTATGGGTCTTGCCCGGAACTTAAGGAAGACATTGTTAAATACGGCAAGCAGAATTTTAGCAGAACTATCCTCAGCCTTCATAAGACGAAGGGCAAGACTAATTACGAAGAAACAAGACAACTCTTCACAAACAACGTCCTCACCGAAGAGCTTGACACAGGAGTCCCCAGATACTATAATAGCAACATCCTCAGCAGGTACTACCGAAAGGATTACTATGGAAAAGACGACTGAAGAACTTGTAGGGGAAATTCGAGACTGGGCAATGGATAGGTTTGATTCTGGTGTGGGATTGTCCATTGCAAACAGCAGAGCACTCTATGAAGAGTTTGCAGAATGGATTGAACCACAAGGAGAGGATTTGGAAATCGTATCGCTTGACAAAATCACTCAAGAGCAGTATGATGACTTTGTTGATTACATGAACGACGGTATCGAACGAGCGTAATCAACTGCTGTAACCCCCTTGCTAGTTCAGGGTTAGAGGCGATAGGAACTAGCACTAGGGTCAGTAGCATAATGGATAATGCCCCCGCCTTCTAAGCGGTAGATTGCAGGTTCGAGTCCTGCCTGACCTGTTGGGAATCGACGGATTCCCATAGGGTATGACTGAATAACGCTTGTGGAGGCACGGCGTAATGTATAGTAGGACAGGGGTGGTGCCCGCTGTGGAAACACAGAAGCTGATACTAAGGCGTCCGAAAGTCTGAGTGACCTTATTACACTACCAGTGTATCCCGCTCAGTGGAGGTATAGTAGAATCCTCCTACCCACACACAATATAACCATGGGTAGACATTTTCCCAAAATTGCAGGTTGGTTCACCTGCATTGCCCCTGTAGCTCAGTTGGTAGAGCACCGCTTTTGTAAAGCGGTTGTCGCAAGTTCAAGTCTTGTCGGGGGCTCCTTGCGGAGTTAGTTCAGCGGTAGAACGCTATCCTTCCAAGTTAGATGTCGTCGGTTCGATTCCGATACTCCGCTTGGGGTTTATCCCCTTAAGACCTTCGGGTCTTCCCATTCCCTCATAGCACAATTGGTAGTTGCGTTGGACTGTTAATCCGAATGTTCCTGGTTCGAGTCCAGGTGAGGGAGCCAGGGTGAATAGCGCAGCGGTAGCGCATCTCCTTTACACGGAGGCGGTCGGGGGTTCGATCCCCTCTTCACCCATATAAATAAATGAAATTGATTTGACCTTAGAAACATGATTACTGTAAGATGTAAAGAATGCAAAACGGAACTGACTAGTAGCAGTAAGTTGCAGTTTTGTGGTTGCCCAAATCAAATGAGTCTGTTAGAAAACAAGATTGGTGCCAAGGACCTTGAGAAGGTTGTTATGGTTACTAATAATGTAGAAAGAAAGATTGATAGTCACTTTTCTAGGGAAGAACTCTTATACCAAGAAGAGAGACGTAGACGTAAGGTAAAGCGATTGGACTTTGAAGTCCGATAAATTTCAGGGAGAGAGTCCGGTTGGTCGAGGACACCGCCTTGAAAGCGGCTGGGGGTAACACCTTCGCAGGTTCGATTCCTGTTCTCTCCGTTTATGTATTAATATGCTACAATATTAAGAGATTATTGATTGTCTATATACGCTATATGGACACATCAAAATGACTCTCTTTTATCTTCTAATGCTAACAATTATAGCATTGGTGATTTATGCGGGGTATGATGAAACCCTACGACTTGTTAGATACTTAGAATTAAGATTTAAGTATGCTATTTTGAGAGTCAGAATGAAATGGATGGAGCGTAAGTTAAGAAAGCAACTTCTTGCAGACCGCGCCGAATTCACAAAGTCCCTTAAGGAGTTTAAAAAACATGGAGACTAAGGAATGCCCCAAATGCGGTGCTACTTGGATTGATGGAGAACATTATTGGTCTGGTACAGGCAATAAAGGCAATGAATTAGATCTTGCAGGGTTAGTATGTAACAAGTTAGGTGATGAAACCTGCATAAATCCTTGCAAAGGTTTAGACGGAGGAGTAACATGGGAAGAGAGACGATCCTCCCTAGACAAAGAAATGCCTGAAGAAGAACCAAATGACACAGAGTAATTATGCAACAAAAGAACAAGTGCAGGAGATGATTGATGATGCCATACGAAAACATAATCGTAACGCTTCAATTATCTCTATGTGTGTTGGGTGGGTTGTTCTTGCACTTTTTGCTGAGGGTCTTCTTCGACTCATTGGAGTAATCCCACCAATAGTGCCTTGGATGCAGATAACTCTAAACTAAAAAATTCCTAGATAATACCAAACAAGAAATAAATGTCAAAGTTTATGCCAGATTTCAGCAAGAAAGATTACGCGGTAATCATCGATGCATTAGAATACAAACAGGGACACTATATCCCTGGAGATAAAATGTATAACGAATATGGTGAGATTATTGAAGAGATGAAAAAGAGGAGTCAAAGTGCCGTTGCTTGGAGGGCTTAAATGAAACCACTTATCTTAGTTGCATGTTTTTTGCCGCTAGGTATAATTTATATCATTATGAAACTGGCAGTGTGGATGTCAGTAGTAAACTCAGAAGCTTCTTATGTTAGAAAAGAACCTTTACGAAAGCGAGGACCCTTTGTGGAGAACCCATATGCAGACGTTGACGAGGAAGATGAAGAATATGGAGATCGCACAGATTATCGATGAAACTCTTCTCAAGTATTACTCTGAAAAAGGTATGGAAGTACCACAATGGAAGACTCAAAAAGATCCACAATGGTGGATAGACTATCTAAAAGAACTAGGAATAGAACAATGAACAATCCATTATCGGTGGTAAAAAACACCAGGCAAACTTATAGAAAAGATTTGGAGAAAATCGTAACGGAGGTTCAAGTTCAATTCAAAAGCGAAGAACCTGCATGGATTCCATATGACACCTTAATTGCTATTCAGGAGAACTAATGAAAGTAGGTATTATCGGTCTCGGAAGAATGGGTGAGGGTATGTCTCGCCGTATGATGAAAGCAGGTATTGAAACCTGGGGATATAGGAGGAATTATGCTAAAGCTGAAGAAGCATATGAAAAGGGTTATGTCAGTGGAGTTACCACTTCTCTGGAAAGCCTTGTTCAAATAGTAAAGAGTGGAACTGCTGTTTTTGATGAAGAGGGTGAGAAACATAAAATTCCTGGTATCTTTCAACTCGTCATTCCCGCAGAACTAGTCGAGGACACACTCAATGAGTTACTACCATTACTTGGTCCTGGAGATATTGTTATTGATCATGGCAATTCCAATTTTAAGGACTCGCGCCGCAGAGCAATCGCTTTGGAAAAACTGGGCATCCAATTTATTGATTGTGGCACTAGTGGTGGAGTTTATGGTCTGGACCGTGGATACTGTCTTATGGTTGGTGGTTCAAATACTGCAGTATCCGTTTGCGCTCCAATCTTTAGAGCACTCGCCCCTGGCATTGGATCTGCCCCTCGCACAGACCCTTACAGTCATTCCACCTCTGCTGAGTATGGTTGGCTTCACTGTGGAGCACCTGGTGCTGGTCATTTCGTAAAGATGGTCCATAATGGAGTCGAATATGGAATCATGCAAGCATACGCAGAAGGATTTAATATCCTGCATGAGGCTGATGCTGGGAAAAAATATGTTGTCGAGGGCGATGCTGAGGTTGCTCCGATGGAAAATCCGGCAGACTATCAATATGATATTAATGTTGCTGAAGTGGCTGAGTTATGGCGTCGTGGTTCTGTTGTTGGTAGCTGGTTACTTGACCTTACCGCTGATGTATTACGCCGCGATCGTGAGCTTAGCAAATACGATGGGGGAGTATCAGACTCTGGTGAAGGTCGTTGGACTGTTCACACTGCTGTGGATCTCGGTGTTCCAGCCCCTGTTATTACTTCTGCTCTCTACTCAAGATTTGAAAGCAGAAGACTTGGACGCTTCGCAAACAAAGTCCTAAACGGAATGCGTGCTATGTTTGGTGGTCATGACGTTCGCTGATGTCCTACTTTGGGGAGCAATACCCT